TTTAAAGAAGAGGTAGACTCTGCCGAAAAAAAGAACAAGCGCTGAAGAACGACTAATCTTCCACAATAACCAACTTATTGACTTACAATTATTTGAAAAATCAATTATTGAAACTTGGCATTGGACTTTGGATGAAGTAGAGCGACAAGATTATTATGAGTTAATTGAAGTGTTTAAGTCAGATGAAAATAATAAAATGGCTTCTTTTGACGATTTAAAGGGGATGTTTGGTCAGAATTAATTTCTTTTTTTCATGAATGTTTGATATTATACATAACAATAAGATATAATGATAGCATCATTATATTTAGGAGATTTTTATGTTAAGAGCTTATGGAGAATTTTGGAAAGGCTATGCCAATTGGACCGGATGTGCTAAAAGAAGTGAGTGGTGGTGGGTTGTTCTTTGGAATACTATCATTGGGATGCTTATAGGGATTCCACTATCTATGACAATTAGTGACGATGGAACAACTACAGTATTAGGAGCGATTCTAGCTTTTATCTTGTTAATATATTGTTTAGTTGCATTTGTACCTAGTATTTCTTTAACTATTCGTCGCTTAAGAGATGCTGGTTTACCTTGGGGATTATACTTTTTAAATTTTATCCCTATAATTGGTGGGGTGGTTGTATTTGTGATGATGCAACTTCCCACAAAGAATAATAAGTAAAAAAATAATAAGCAAAACGTCTAATTTTAGGCGTTTTTTTGTACCAAAAATTAGGAAAGGTGACTGTATGACAAGTGAAATGATTGGCTCTGTTACAACTGGTATTGATTTAAATGAAACAAAAGCGGTTGAGAGTATCAATCGCCTAAAATCAGCAGTCAGAGATGTTACTCGTGAATGGCAGATAAATGAAGCTCAATCTAAATCAGCCGGTGATGCTGTTAGCGCCAGCAAGATAAGATATGAAGGTTTGAGTGAGGCTGTTGAAAAACAAAAGTTTACATTTCAAATTTATCTGATAGTATGAAAACTATCAATAGAGATACAGAAGCAGGGGAAAAGGCTTATCAGAAGTATAATGGTCAATTAACAACTGCTGAACGATCTCTAGCATCTATGACTGGACAACTTAATAGAGCGAAAACGGCCTATGAATATCAACAAACAGGGATTGAAGATTTAAACAAATCATTATCTGCTAATGACAAGTTAATGAAATCTCAGATTGATCTTTATGAAAAAACAAAGAATAAGATGGGAGCTGCTAAGGCTGAAGTTTCTGGCTTGTCGACATCTTATGCTAAACAGACAGAAATCTATAAAGCTCAAGTTAGAGAACTTAAACGTCTAGAGTCTGCAGAAGGAACAAGTTCAGAAGCGCTTGTAAAGCAAAAGACTCGGGTTAATGAGGCAGCTTCAGCATTAGTAGGATATAGAAATAAATTACTTGAAGCAAATCATGCAGTAACTAAATTACAACCATATAATCCAAATAGTGTCATTGGTAAGGGACTGAATAACGTTTATAGAACATCAGAAAAAGCTACAACTGCGATGGCTACGGGTTTCCAGAAAGTGAAATCTGCCGCTTACTCGAGTGCTTTTGGTATCGCAGCAATTGGAGCCGCAGCAATAAAAGGTGCACAAGCAGCAACTGAACTGCAAAATTCTTATAAAACAACATTTAACTTACTTGTAACTGGTGGTGAAGAAGCTGCAGAAGCACAAGAAAATGTAAATAAGATGCAAGAAGAAGGAGCGGCAATGTCTGTGAAATATGGTGTTTCACAAAAAGATATAGCTGCAGGCTATCAAGAACTTGTCAAACGTGGATATTCAAGCGCTCAGGCACTTGGAGCAATGAACACTATTTTACAAGGTTCTGTTGCTTCTGGTGATGATTTCAGTGATGTCGTGCATAATGCTACGGCGACATTGGAATCTTTTGGGATGAAAGTTGATGATGTCAACGGTATGAACCAAAATACAAAGGAAGTTGTCAATCAAATGGCTTACGCTGCTGACTTGACCGCTACTGACTTCCATAGTTTAGGGAAAGCTATGGAATATGTTGGGGCATCTGCAAGTTTAAGTAAAATTTCTCTATCTGAAACGTCAGCAGCAATTGGTGTGCTTTCAAATAACGGTTTAGAAGCAGACAAGGCCGGTACAGGGTTACGTAAAGTCATAATCTCTCTCCAATCACCCACAGAAGCAGCAGCAAATGCATTAAAAGATATAGGTATAAATACTAAAGATTTTGTTGACCAAGAAGGCAATATGAAATCTATGACTGAAATATTCGGAATGATAAACAAACATTCTGAAAAACTAGTCATCCTTTGAAAAAGGTCAACTCTTTCATACATTGTTTGGTACCACAGGACAACAAGCTGGCTCTCTTTTAGCTGCTAATGCCAAAGATTTAGGAGAACTAACTGAAAAAGTTAAAGAAGCGGCAGATGGGACAGGATATGTTAAAACTTTGGCAGATAAGAATATGAAGTCTGCTGAGAATGAGCTTAAACAATTTAAACAGGCTGGGGAAGCTGTTCTGATTATGATAGGGGAACAATTCTTACCAGTATTATCTGATGCAGCAATTTCTATGAGAGAAGCTTTTGAATCAAAAGAAGGTAAAAAAGGTCTTGAAGAGATTGCGCTAGGAATTGCAAAAATCTTCCAAGGAATAGTTGATATTGTTAAATATATAGGGGCTCATAAAGATGAGATCATTATTTTTGGTAAAGCATTTGCAGCAATATGGGCTGTTAATAAAATTGGTGATACCTTAATTTGGCTTGATAAAGTCAGAAATTCCTTACTTGAAATTAAAGCAATTGATGCATTATCTGGCGGCCTTGGAACAGGTGGACTATCTAAGAGTGCGGGAAGAACTGCTGTAAAAGAAGCCGAAGTAATTGGAACATCAGCAATCAAAGGTGGAGCAGTTTCGGAAGTAGAAATGGTTGCTTCTACAGGAGCGTTAAATAAAGTCACTTCATTATTACCAAGAATTCTTGGAATACTTGGAACTGTTGCAGGGAGTACTCTTCTGTCTGGTGGAATCAATGCCGGAACTGAATTATTAAGTAAGGACTCCACTGCGCAAAAAAGTGGAGGAGTAGCTGGTTCACTTAGCGGGGCAGCAACAGGAGCTGCTATTGGATCAATGATTGCACCTGGTATAGGTACTGCTATAGGCGCAGCATTAGGTGGCGTTGGTGGCAAAGACATAGGTAGAAAGCTTGGAGATATGATTGAACAGGGAATCAATGAATCTCGACTGAAAAGTGAAAAAATACCTGTAGTAAAATTTGACCCTAAAGCACCAAATGAACAAATGAAAGTTTTCTCAAAAGATTATCAAAAATTTTTGGATGAGATCAATGATTCTGCAAATGTAGATATTATTAATGAAAAATCATTAAAAGATGCTAAAAACTCAACATCAGAAGCCTATAAAAAAATGAGTAAAAGTATTGATGACTTTTACAAAAAACAAGAAAAAGATTCTAAAAAACAAGTTGATATTTTACTTGAAAATGGAGCCATTAGTAAAAAAGAAGCAGATAAACTTAATAAAGGGCAAAAAGATGCCGATAATATTCGTAAGAAAGAGCAAAAAAAAGTTACTTTCTGAAATGCAAAAAGCAAGTATAAACTATTATGCTAATGTAGAAAAAGAACAGAAGAAAGCAAACGAAAACGAAGCAAAGAGAAAAAAACAACACACAGATAACCTGAAAAAAATTCAAGCGGGGCAAACAAAAGATTTATTAGCAATTGAGAAACAATATGGGAAAAAATCTCCTGAGTATATAGCAGCAGTAAATAAAGCGAAGAAAAAAGAAAACGATTCTTATAATGCTAAAGAAGAAAAAGCAAAAAAAGATCATAACGCTAAAATGACAAGTTTAGAAAAGTCATTTGTTAATAAGCAGGCTGACCTTGAAGAGAAAATGAATTCCGAAATAGCAATTGCTACAAAAATTGCTCAAAATAAACAATTAGATTCTTTGATTGACTTGAAGAATAAAAAAGGAAAGCTTAATAAGCAACAACTTACAGATGCTCTTGTGAGTGCAGATAAAGAATTCAAAGCAGTAAGAGATAAGGCAAATGCACAAAAGGATGCTGCTGTAAAAGCTGCGAATGAAAAATATAAAAAACTATTGAAGCAGCAGACAAAGAGAGAGCACAGAATAGTAATATGTCAAAAGCTCAGTATGATGCGGTTGTAAAAAATAGCAAAAAGACAACGTGATGATACAATCTCAGCAGCAAATAAGCAAAAAGATAAAACGATAGATTCTGCTCAAACAACTTATAACAAAACAACAAACCTAGCACGTAGTAAAGCAGACGATAACATCAAAGCTGCCGCAAGGGAAAGAAAACAAACTGTTTATGAATATTCAAATGGATTGAAGGAGACCGGTAATGCTTGGAATGGATTTAAAGATACTTTAAATAAAATTTGGAAATTTTTGAAACAACCGATATCAATTCCAGGTTTTGCAACTGGTACACAGGGACTTTCAAAAGATGAGGTTGCCTTGGTTGGTGAAGAAGGTTTTGAACTCGCTCATCATCCCAATAAAGGTATTTTTGCAGTAGGTGCAAATGGTCCAGAAATAAGAAGTTTACAAGCTGGTACTTCCATTCTACCTCACTCAATGTCAAAAGAATTTTTAGCAATGACTGCTAAGCTTCCAGCACATGCAACAGGAGTCGAGGGTTTTATTTCAAATATGTTTGAAGGTGTGAAAGATATTGCATCTTTGATAAGTAAGGGACCTGAAAAAGTAATTTCTCATGTATTTGATGTGTCAGGAATTGCTCACGTAATGGATAACAAATCGTCTTATGATGATCCGATTGGATCGTTAGCTTTTAGACCAATGAAAAATATTGGAGATGATGTAAATAAGAGTATTCGAGATGGCTTCATTAATTTCTCAAAAGGAATTTTCAAAAAAGCTGAAGGAGAAGCAGGAGGGAATCAAGGTGCACCTTCAGGAGCGGGTGTGCAGCGTTGGGCAGGGCAAGTTAAACAGGCACTAGCAGCAAATGGTCTTTCAACTAGTCAAGCGATGATTGATAAGGTTCTCCGACAAATTCAAACTGAATCAGGTGGTAATGAAAAAGCAGTTCAAGGAGCTATTGGTGATATCAATAATATTACGGGAGATTTAGCTAAAGGATTAATGCAGACAATTTCTGCTACTTTTAATGCATATAAATTCCCGGGTCATGGAGACATATTTAATGGTTATGATAACTTGCTTGCTGCATTGAATTATGCTAAGAGCAGATATGGTCCTGATCTTTCTTTTCTTGGCCAAGGACACGGCTATGAAAATGGAGGTTTAATCAGTTCACACGGATTTTACGAAATTGCTGAGGGTAACAGACCAGAGATGGTAATCCCTCTTGACCCTCAGAAAAAATCTAGAGCAACTCAACTTTTGAAAGAAGCAAGCCAAGTTGTTTCAGCAAATGACACTAATATCCAGCAAAGTTATGAAGCAGACAGTTTCAATAAAATCATTAATTTACTAACGACGCTTGTAGGAGTGAATAATGAACAATTAAATGCTATTGGTAGTCAGCCAGCTCCAGTGGTTGATGGTAAAAGTTTCTTTAGAGGAGGGATGCCATATTTACAAGATGCTCAGGTTACTTATGAAAAGAGACAAAATAGATTGAGAGGCAGAAAACCATGAGTTTTTCAATAAAATTTAATGATATAAATTTATCAGACTTAGTGAGCGGTATAACGTCTATAAAACGGGATATGGGCTCATCTTATACAAATAATTTGCAATCTGGTGGTTCTGCTCAATTAGGAAGATACGGGCAGGATTTTTTATACAATTCGATTGGCCCAAAACAAATTAGTATAACGTTCACAGCAAGTGGAAATGTTAATACTTGGTCTATTCTGAGAACTAAAATGGCAGCTTTGTTGAATGTATCTGAACCAAAACCATTGATATTTGATGATGAACCGAATAAAGTGTGGTATGCGTTGCCAGACGGTACGCCTTCATTAGATGAAAATATTATTACAAACACTGCAACAGGAACACTAAATTTTTTAGTTCCTTCAGGCATTGCTGAGTCCATAGATTCAAAAGTATTAAATGAAACAAACTCTGGTAGTGAAAATGGAGATATTATACACAATGAAGATGGATCAATTACTATAAAAGTAAAAAATAATGGAACAATTGAAACGTACCCTAAAATAAAAGTTACTCATAATTCAAATAATGGATATGTGGGAATTGTGAGCGCACAGTCAATTGTACAGCTTGGAAGTATCGATGAAACATTAATTTCAAATGAAACTACAGAAAAGATTAAATATAAGTCTGGATGGTTACTTAACGGGAAGAGAAGTCAGTCTGCAAATTTTGAAAAATTTGCTACTTCAAACGATGTTAATAAACAAAATCCCAATTTAAAAACAGCGGGTAGTCTTGCGTTTCAAAATGACGGACTGCGACTAACATCCATGGGGGCAGCACCCGGAACTGGAACATGGTTAACTCAAGGCGGATTAAAAAAATTTACTATTCCAGCAGACGAAAACAATAAAGTTGGGGCCCAGAGATTTAGCTCTTATATGAATATTTTAGCTTGGGCAGGGAAGATGGGACAAACTGGTATTATTCAAGTACTTTATGTATCAAGTGACAATCAACTAATTTGTGGTTTTGGGGTATATAAAGATGATTCTAAAGGAAATACGGCAAGAGCACAGTATTATATTGGAGGAAACAATGCTAGGACTTTTCATAGTTTCCAATTTCAAGCTAATAATGCTGAATCCAATCAAAAGTATAAGAATAAAATTTTAATACTTCAAAAGGTGGGGTTACTATTACTAAATCTTCTGGAGGAAAGTTTAAATGGAGTTTGACCGATACTAGCCAGACATTGACAGTTCCAGAATTAGATAGTAAAAAGTAGCTTATGTTTATGTATATATAGGACAGCTTAAGGGACGTAATACGTCCGCCAATCAATTTATGACTAATTTGGTTCTGCGGGAATTATCTTTCAGAAAAGATGATGTTGAGATGTACTTTGATGAGTCAACGGATGTTTCCACATTGATTCCAGCTGATCCTAACCACTATGGTATTGGTGAAGTGGTAGTTGCTGATATGAAAACAGCAAAAATATACAAAAAGGATGGGACTCTTCCTGGTAATGATGAATTAATTACTGGGTCAGAGTTCTTTTCTATTCCTCCAGGAGAGAGTGAGATTGATTTATCATTCTCAGATACGATGGAAGCAGCACCAGATATAGAAATAAGCTGGAAAGAAAGGTATATATAATGCAAATTAGTATTCATGACAAATCGATGGAACGTGTGGCTTTCATGAATAATGGAAGTCCGGATGCTTTACATTATTTTGATGATAATTGGCATCGTTATTTAAAAGAAGGTACATCTACTTTTGATTTTACTGTATATAAAACACATCCAGATAGCACATTAATTACAACGCAAGGTTATATTTCCTTTAATTATGAGTCTCAAGATTATTTGTTTAATGTAATGAATATACAAGAAGATGATTACATGATGCAGGTACAATGTGAAAATTTAAATCTTGAATTGATTAATGAACAACTCAATCCTAAAACCAATAAAGAAAACACACTCTAGACTGGTACATTTGGAATGCAGCTGGTCTTTCTTCAAATTTTATTTCTATTGGGAACAATCCATTTTCTGATACAAAAGTACTAAGTTTTGAAAATACAGAAACAAAACTTGAACGTTTAATGTATATTATCTCAAGCTGGAATGGAGAGTTTGAATTTGTTACTTCTTTAAAAAATAATGGCAATCTTAACCAGATTCTTCTAAATATTTATGAAGAGGGGGGAGTGGAGGAAGTACGTGAGGACGTAACTTTATATATGGGCGTAATATAACAGGCGTTACACGTACTGAAGATAAAAGTGAAATGTTCAATGCAACAAGAGTTACTGATTATAATAATAAGTTTAAGTGGTCAAATTTAGAGAAAACTGTAAAAAATAGCGAAGGAAATATTGAGTTCTATAAAAAGCTTAATGAAGATATGGCCTATGCTCCAATTGGAAAAGATCTATTTCCTTCTCAAATAAAAAATGACAAGGCAGATCAGTGGATTCGTAAAGATTTTTCAGATTGAAGCAAAATCGGCAGAAGATTTTATGGGATTATGCTTTGTCTCAGCTCAAACAGTATGCCTACCCCCTAGTTACTTATGAAGTGACTACAACTAGTAATGCAGTTAGAACAGAACATGGTAATAATAAACGTTTAAACATAGGGGATACTGTCATTGTTCAAGATACGAATTTTGATAAAACAGAAGGTGGATTGATTCTATCAACACGAATTTCTGAACAAGAGATTTCCTTTTCAAATTCCTTGAATGATAAGTTGACATTTTCGAATTTTGTTAAATTAAAGAGCCGTATTTCTGATAATTTAATCGATCGCATGAATGATCTCATTAATCAAAATACGCCCTATCGCTTAGAGATTTATACTGATAATGGTACAGTCTTTAA